AGCCGATCAGGCGGAGACAACGCCATTTTTCCATTTTGGAATCTGAAAGAAGGAGAGCAGGCAACTGTTCGTTTCTTGCCGGATGGAAATAAAGAAAACACTTTTTTCTGGAAGGAACGTTTAATGATTAAACTACCTTTCCAAGGTATTAAAAGTGATACAGACTCTAAACCGGTACAGGTACAAGTTCCATGTATGGAAATGTATGGAGAAACTTGTCCTATACTATCAGAGGTTAGAGGATGGTTTAAAGATCCCAAGTTAGAGGATATGGGAAGAAAATATTGGAAGAAAAGATCTTATATCTTTCAAGGTTTTGTTGGAACAAATCCTTTAAATGAGGAAACTACACCAGAAAATCCAATTAGAAGATTTATAATTGGACCACAAATTTTCCAAATTATCAAAGGTGCATTAATGGACCCAGACATGGAAGATTTGCCAACGGATTCAGTAAACGGTGTTGATTTTAGAATAATCAAAACTAGCAAAGGTGGCTATGCAGATTATTCAACTTCAACTTGGTCAAGAAAATCAAGACCACTTTCTGAAGAAGAAAATAAAGCAGTTGAACAACATAGTTTGTGGAACTTGAGCGACTTTCTTCCAAAGAAACCATCTGAAGTAGACGTTAAAGTAATCAAAGAAATGTTTGAAGCATCTGTGGATGGCGAAGCATATGACCGAGAAAAATATGGTCAATACTTTAGACCAGCAGGTATTGGTTCAAGAACAGGTGATCCAGTAGCAACGCCAAAAGCGACTACACCAGAACCTAACAATAATAAAAGTGCGGTTCAGGAAACACCTAAGTCTAATGCTGATACTAATAAACAGAATAGTAAGGCTGAAGACATTTTAGCGATGATTAGAGCAAGACAACAAAAGTAACTTAATTAATGTAGTGGGGGCTAGTTCCCCACTATAAAAAATATTATGAAAAGAGAAATTAAAAAAATAATAGACTGGATATTATATAAACAAATTCCTGCCTGGATATTGTTAGTAGTAATAATTATCTGGATCTTAATATAGGATAAACAATGGCAAATAAGGCATTCGACGCATCAAAATTCAGAAAAAATTTAACAAAAAGTATACAAGGATTAGGTATAGGATTTACAGATCCAACAGATTGGATAAGCACAGGTAACTATGCATTAAATTATCTAATATCAGGAGATTTCAATAAAGGTGTTCCATTAGGAAAAGTTACAGTATTAGCAGGTGAACCACAAGCAGGTAAATCTTATATAGCATCAGGTAATATTGTTAAAGCGGCACAAGACCAAGGAATTTTTGTAATCTTAATAGATTCAGAAAATGCTTTAGATGAAAAATGGTTACAAGCACTTAACGTAGATACAGATGAGAAAAAACTTTTAAAATTAAGTTTATCTATGATAGATGATGTAGCAAAAACTATATCAACATTTATGAAAGATTACAAAGAACAATATGCAGATAATAAAATAGATGCACCAAAAATTTTATTTGTAGTTGATAGTTTAGGTATGTTATTAACACCTACTGACGTTGATCAATTTGAGAAAGGTGATATGAAAGGTGATTTAGGTAGAAAAGCAAAATCATTAACAGCACTTGTAAGAAATTGTGTTAATATGTTTGGTAGTTGGAATGTAGGACTTGTTGCAACTAATCATACATACGCATCACAAGATATGTTTGATCCTGATGATAAGATATCAGGTGGGCAAGGATTTGTGTATGCATCTAGTATTGTAATTGCAATGAAAAAATTAAAGTTAAAAGAAGATGAAGAAGGTAATAAAATAACAGAAGTACGTGGTATTAGAGCATCTTGTAAAGTAATGAAAACAAGATTTGCTAAACCATTTGAAGCAGTACAAGTTAAAATTCCATATGATACAGGAATGGATCCTAGCAGTGGATTAGTAGACTTATTTGAGAAAAAAGGTATTTTAGTCAAGTCAGGTAATAGATTAAAATATGTCGGACCTGACGGAAAAGAGCACCTAGAGTATAGAAAAGCATGGACCGGAGATAAATTAAAGATGTTAATGGATGATTTTGACAAGATGCAAGATAATCCAACAGCAAAAGAAATTGAAGAAGAAACGGAGTAAACTATGCTTGATTCTAACAAAGTAATAGAACTATGGCAGTTCTTTAAAGAATATCTAGATCAAAAACAAATAGAAGTAATTGCAGAAAAATATGTTGATTTATTAGCAGACTACGGAGTTCCAGACGAAGAATTACAAGATGCAATAGGTCATGACGATATTTTAGATGATGCAATAAATTATTATTTAGATGTAGACAATGAAGACAAACACGACGATGAATTAGAGGATTATTAATGTCAAATTGGTATACAATAATAGCAAGAGACATTGGAAAAATACCAGAAGTTATCAAACATTTTGAAACTGAATTACAAAGTGCAAGATATGAAATAAAAATTAAAGGTAATGTTGAAAAACAATCAGCAGATTTACCGGGTGTAGTTGAAAATAGATTTCATCAATTACAAGAATTAGAAGCAATATTAGAATACTTAAACATAGAATTAAGAAGATTAAGAAGTAAATTTTTCAAAAAATATCTAGAAAATTATCAAAGAGCATTGTCTAGTAGAGACGTAGAAAAATACGTAGATGGTGAACCAGACGTTGTAGATTACGAAAAAATTATTAATGAATTTGCGTTATTGCGTAATAAATGGTTAGCAGTGACCAAAGGATTAGACCAAAAGCAGTGGCAATTAACTAACATAGTTAAGTTAAGAGTTGCTGGTATGGAAGACGCAACCGTTTAACACCTCCCACCAAACTCCCCCCAAATAAATATTAAAAATAACCATGACTGATTTCAAATTACCAAAATTAGAAGGTGACGTTTGTTTAGGACAACACATAATATATTTTAGTTGTGATCCAAAATATTGGGAGAACCACGGAATATATTTGGTTAAAAGCACGGCACATTATAACCCCCATATATCTATTCACGTACATATTTTGTTTAATAATAAAGAAGTTACTATTAATAAATTTATAGGCAAAAACAATAATATAACTTATTCATATGAATTTGTTACTGATAAGTTTTTAAAGACTTTAAAATTATCTAGTAATGATTATTATAAAAAAAGAAGTCATACTTTACTCAATACAAATAGTGAAAAAATAATTAAACAAAAAATATATTTTGCTAGTGCAAGATTTATTAGAATGAAAGAACTTTTTAGTGATTATCAATATGTATTACAACTAGATGCTGACGGACTTTGTCGTAAAAAATTTACTATAGATGACTTTGAAAAAATTACAAATTCACCTTCAGCAATGAGAAAACCAAAAGATCCTAGTACATTAATTGCAAGTTGTATAACGCCTGGAACAGGAAAAGAAGGTTCTAAATTTAAAACTGATTTAACAGAACAAATGACTAAAACTTTTGCAGGAGAAATTTATTGGTTCATAGATCAAGTTGTATTAAAAAAAGTTTTTAGTAAATTTAAATTTGAATCTATTCCTTATCATTGGAATGCTTGGGGTTTTAAACCTGCAGATATATTCAGTACAGCAAAAGGTAAAAAGAAAAATAATTGGAGATACCTTGATGTAAGAGCAAATTGGTTAGATAAAAAAGCAAGAAAAGAATATATTTTAAATTGTACAGAAGATAGAAAGAGAAATTTACTTAACAAATGAAAATACAAGGTTACATAATTTATTTGCCTAATCATAAAAATAGTGTTGAATGGAGTAATGAAGCATTAAAATCTGGAGAAAAATATAATTGGAATTTACAATTATTTCCTGGCATAGATGGCAAAAAAGAAACTCTTAAATATTATGGTTTAACAATATATGAAAAAAATAAAAAATGCAAAAGATATATGTCTAGACCAGGCACAGCCGGTTGCTTTTTAAGTCAATTCCAATTATGGAACTATTGTTATCATACTAATAAAACTATAGCAATATTTGAACACGATGTAATTTTTAAAAAGCCTATGGAACAACAATATAAATTTAAAGATGTAATTAAATTAGAAGGATTTAATAAAGCAAAACCCGTCGCAGGACAATGGTGGGAAGGTGCAAGAGCATATCTAATTAAACCAAAAGGTGCTAAAAAAATAATAGACTGGGTTAAACTTAATGGTGCTATGCCGGCAGACTGGATGTTAAATGATGGTATAGTTAATGTTAAGTTTGATACAAATAAAGCAGTAACATATAAACAAAGAACATTTAGTTTTACAAAGGATTTAAAATGAAACGATTAATTTTTCAAGTTGCTGTAGGTAAACAAAATATATTATATGAAATTTGTATTAAAAGTGTAGCAAATTATTGTAAAAAATTTAATATAGATCATATTATATTAAGGGAACCTAAATTAAAAATTAGACCAGATTTAAATAGAACAGGACGCAGTAAAGAAGCAGTTGAAAGATTAGGATACCTTCCTATATTTGAAAAAGAAAATGCATTTGAATATTTAAAACCTTATGATCAAGTATGCATTGTGGATAGTGACATATACATTAAAGATACTGCACCTAATGTATTTGACGAACTACCGCAACAATATGATTTTGGTGGTTGTGTTGAAAGAGAAATGCCTTTAACAAAAAAATATTTTAACAAAATAAGAAAATATTCTAAAAATGCTTTTCAAAATTTAAAAGACGTTGACTGGAAATGGAACCATTTAGGTGCAGAATTTTACAACATGGGCCTTATGGTTATGAATAAATCTTTTGCAAAATATCTAAAAGGTCAAAAACCTAAAGAATTTATTTCAAGACCTGAATTTAAGGATTTTGTTGATGGTGTTGGATTTTTCAAATGGAGTACAGATCAGATGTTATTAAACTGGTGGGTCAAAAAAGAAAAAATGAAAGTTAAAAATATGGACTGGCGTTGGAATTCACTATACACCGCAGTTGAAAAACACAAACAAAAGGAAAGTTACTTTGTTCACTTCTTTTTACGTGATAAATTGCCACAACGCGGTGAAAATGTCCAAGAAATACTTAAGAAAATATGATCCATATTGCAATACGTTCTCTCAGTATAAAGAAAAAGAATAGAAGATACACAACACCTGGACTAGGTGATAGAATCCATACATTGATGATTGGATATCTCTTTTCGCAGGCAAAAAATGATGAAGTCACTGTACATTTAACAAGTGATAAAGGTATAGAAAGAAAATTAAAAAGTTATCAGCAACTGCTAGAATTATTTCCAAGCAACACAGTTCATATAAATGTGCATGACATTCAAGGATTATCAGAAGCAAAATGGATTGAGTACCTGCAACAAAAAAATATCGATGCTAAACCATATTTTTACAAAGATTACCAACATTTAAACAAATTAGACAAGACAGAAGAAATAGACATTTCTAAATATTTTAAAAATTTTACTCCGCTTAAATTCAAGAACAAAAGCACTTTTATTTTGCCTACAAATAAATTTGTTGTAGCACAATTCGACAGCACAGACAAACAAAGAGGCATCAAAAGGCAAATTGTTAACAAAATATTAGAAAACTACACAAATCAAGGTTATGAAATTCTAGTGGTTGGAGGTGGTGCATCAAATGAATTATTAATGCCAACACATCCAAACAATATTGTAAACACAGCCTACGTGATATCAAATGCTGAGTTGTATGTTGGAGTAGATTCGTCTATGATGCACATGGCATCCATGTTTTTACCTGGTAAAAAACTGCATCTTTATCATACAGGAGCAGTAGAAAAAAGTCATCATCTATTACGTAATATTGATAATGGTGCAGTGTTAAATAACTACGGATTGAAATAATGAAATCATTTATAATACACGTAACATCAAATAAAAAGTCAGTTGAATATGCAAATATCTGCCTACAAAGTTGTCAAGGTAAGTTTGACGCACAACTATTTGAAGGTGTTACACCAGAAACTTTACACACCTATGAAGCACAATATCCATTCACACATATGGTAGACAGTAGAGCAAAAGATTTCAGTGAACAAAATAAATTATTATACAAAATAAAAAAATCCTGCTTTATGAACCATGTAAGACTGTGGAACAAGTGTATAGAATTGAACGAAACGATTGCAGTAATAGAACAAGATTCATTTTGTGTAAGGTCTTGGCAACCTGTTGCATTTGATGATGTTCTAATAATGAATTTTGAATCTGCATGGAATCAAAGAATTTTTAAAGGCTTTTGGAAAGAAGGACACAAAAAACCATTAATCAAAGAAGGCATATTTGACTATGAAAATAATAAAATGATGCATTATCATAGAAAAAATTACTATCACGACAGTTACAGAATACCTGGCACAGCCGCATACGCGGTTACGGTCCAAGGTGCAACAAAATTATTGGCAAGTTTAAAGAAAAACGGTTGGGAACAGTCAGATTATTTTGTAAATAATAAGAACGTAAGATTACAGGCATTTGGGCCTGAATTCTTTACTTTTAAAATGCCAAATTTAAACATGAGTCACGGTAAACATTTATGATGGTAGGCGGAAATCCTTTTGCGGCAAAAACAATGTGGCGTATTCCTAAAGATTCTATAGGTGCAGAACTTGGAGTCTGGAAAGGAGACTCATCAAAATTGTTTCTAAAAAGAGCAAAATTATTACACTTGGTAGACAGTTGGTCCATTGCTCCATACAGTGAAAGTGATGAACATGGCAACTACGAAGCATATATTCAACGTTACAAAAAAATTGTAGGCAGTAAAGACCCAAAAGATTTTCAAAAGTATTATGATAAAATTTATGATAGTGTTGTGAATCGTTTCAAAGGACAATCTGTGAATATACACAGATGCACGACCACAGAATTTTTTGAAAGAAGTAAAGGTTTACAATTAGACTGGGTATATGTTGATGCCGCTCACAGTTATGAAGGGTGCTTAAATGACTTGTATGGCAGTTTAAAGATAGTAAAAAAGGGTGGATTTATATTCGGAGATGATTACACAAACAAGCCTGGAGTGAACAAAGCGGTAAAACAATTTGTTAAAGAAACAGGATTAAAGTTTGATAATTTTTATAATAATCAATTCCAAATAGATGTAGTCTAAAATGTTATGGCAAAAAATTATGACTATTTTAACGTAGACAAAGCCAGAAAAAATCTACAAGATAAAAAAGAAGCCATTTACAATCATTTCAACATAAGTCATAAAATTCCAGAAATATTACCTGAAGTTTGCCAAAAGTGTGAAGTGTACGATAGCATATACAAATAAAATGAAAGCATTTATAATAACAATTTTTGACAATGAAGATAGTGTTGCTTATAGTAATAATGTTATTAAATCAATTAAAGAAACAAATTCTGATTTAGAACCTATTGTTT